TAATAGCACTTGTCATGGACATACGCGCCAACTTACGAAATGAATTTGGTGTAAGATACAATTTATTGATTTTCACAGCCTTTTGTCCAGACTTGAAGTTTTCATACTTGATGGGGTCGGTTGGCATATTACGCACGCTCACCTTTTTCCATTTGATCTTCTTGGTCTTTGTGTTTTCATTCGCATTCTTTTTCATTCTCTTTCCATTTTTCATATAGTTGGATGCATTTGGTCTATTGTTCCCATTATTTCCAAAGTTGAGACGCCGACCCACTAGACCCGCGTTAGCAAAGGCCATTCGCACTCTTCGCATACGCCTGAGATTATTGGGATCTATGACTCGCGACCTGATCTGACCAACGTTATTTTCGTTTGTGTTTGAGTTATTGATTCGTAATCCACGCGCTCCGTTGTAGTTAGCCTCATTGTAATTTGAGTCTGAGTTATTGATTCGGACCGCGTCGTTGTCGGCTGGATTCCTAAACATCTTATTATTTATAAAGATTATAATTGAAAGATAGACATGAAGACATACACATCCCTTGACGGTATTCAAATTAAGGTGGGTGAAAATGCGAAGGAAAATGACAGTCTCACACTATCAAGTTATCCCCGAGAATGGTGGATGCATGTTGATGGCGGATCCGGTTCTCATGTGATTATATGCCACGAAGAGAATACAATTCCCAAAGAGACGAAAAGGGATGCCGCAGCTCTTGTGGTACACCACAGCAAACCCATGAATATAAAAATGTCACGCGTAAACCTTGTGAGAGTTGATCAAGTCATCAAGGATGAACGCATCAAAAACCATGGACAAGTTTATTTAGATGGAGAGGTCATGCAACTCACTGTTTTTATGAATAAGGAGAAGGAGAGACTTGACAGACTCTTAAAAAATAGGAACAATAGTTAAGCAAGAATGCATAGAGTGAGAACTATAAATAATCACATTAATCCAAGAGACTTATCTCTCACTGAAATTGCGAAGCATAATACCGAAGAAGATTGTTGGGTAATTATCAAAGATATCGTGTATGATCTCACAAAGTTTTTGCCAGATCATCCAGGGGGCAAGAAGGCGATCATGCTTTTTGCTGGAAAGGATGCGACGGAAGAGTTTGATATGCTCCATCCCCCGAATGTTCTTAAAAAGTACCTGTCACCAGATGTTGTGCTTGGGCCAGTTAAAAAAATCTGATTGTATTATAATGAATATCACTGTTATTATCATATTGTTGATTATCAGTATAGCCGCTGCAATTTTCGCTATGATGTCAATGAGACCAAAAGATGAACCCTCGGTGAAACCTATAGCGGAACCCACACCCCAGTCGGTGAATGATTTGGATAGACTGTCGGATGGTATCTCAAATAAAATGTCACAACTATAATATAATATGAACCAGGAAAGAATTATGAACATTGTCTTGGTTGCAATTCTTGTTGCGATTGTCTACCTCATCTACACAAAGAATAGAACTCCGGGTGGAACCCAATCTGAAAAGATGTTAAAAGAGCTCTATAGCATTAAGGGCCCTCATTCCCAAAAAATACATTGAAAAGTATCGCTCTAATGGTAACAATGGTTTAACGATTATTGGTACCGCAATGGAACAAATGGTTGATATTATGATTGCCATCCTCAAACAAAAACCAACCCAGGAAATTGTTGATAGTTTTGTGAGAGAATCCGTCGATGCCACTACTATAGCTGAGGCTATAGAAACTGTTGGTAAGGAAATTGTGAAGGAGATTTCCCAAAATGATGTTTTAGAAACGAAGGAGGTGATTGGTAAGGTTTTAAATAAACAGGGTGAAGTTATTGAAGAAAGAAAAAGAACCATTTATAGACCAAAGAGGGAAGCCATGCAAACTATTGCACGGAATGTCGGAAAAAATGGTGTTCTCAAGGTTCTTGAGGATGAATCAAAGTATGATAAGTACTATAATGCTACAAAAAACATCGTTTTGGATATTGACCGCAAAACAAACCCGGATGCTACAGACGAACGGTTCCCAACTAAGGAAGTGTTTAAGTCTGAAGCTATGCCAAGACTTATAGAAGAGATTAAAGGGAACTTGGAGAGGGTATGAATAAAGATTTAATTCCATATATAATAAAATGAACCATCAAGATTGGAACCCCGTTGTCATTCACGGTAAGACATTACCAAGTCAAAAAGCAAAAGTGCCTCACCGTGAAGTTACAAAAGCTCAAACGTTGGATCAAACCGAGTTGGGAATTACAATCAATTAAAGATGTCGCGCAACTGTATTACAAATGGCGCTCAAAAAGGAAGAAATCACGTCTCGTGAGAGTCCAGATGCCATGCAAAAACGCATGTTTGAAGCCAAGATTGCCGCCATGAACGAGGCGATGAAAGGTGAAAAGGTCCGTTACAAGTCCAAACGAGACCCCGAGCGATTCTTAGAATTCTTGGAGTATCGATTGACGATTTGGGAACAACTCAAAGATGAAAAGTTCCACGCGAAGCGAATGTACGAAAAGACAAAAGAGGTCATCGAGGGTCTCACTTAAGACTTGAGTAGTGTCCCGCAATGTAATACACATCTTCAAAACCCAATTCTTCTAATTTCTCTGCCGCAAATCTGGCTCGTTGCCCAGTGTTGCAGTAGACGAGCAAACCCTTCTTTGGGAGTTCCGTGGTAGTTTTCCTATTGATTTTACTCACTGGAATGTGAAGAGCGCCCCGATAGTGACCAGCTCTGTACTCGGTAATTGTGCGAACATCAATGACTTTCTTTATCTTTCCTGAGCGAATCAACTTCTTAGCTTCCTTGGAACTCACGAGATTATCACCCGTGAAGGTGTACGCTGCGGCGGCTGCGAGAGTTCCGACGATAATAGCTGGAATCATTTACAATATACACACATTTAATTGCTTCCCGCCCAATTTAGTATTTGAGTCAAAGACCACGAGCTATTAATAGTTTTGGGAAATTCTATTTTTACTAAAGTTTTTCTAGCCTTTTCAACATTGATACCATTCACAAGTTTTGGTATTTGTGCGATGTGATTCAAGTTAAATCGGTTACCACGGGTGTTTGTGATTTTCAAAAAATATGGAAAGTTTGTTTCAAAGTATTTCCATCGGAGTGTCTTTCTATTTGAGGGTGGCACATATTTATGAATGAGTCCCCACACCACCATTTTTATGAATACGAGACGATCCCGTGGATCTCTTGGACCGAGGGGTGTTCCGAGAGTATCGTGCATCATGGCGATGAAGGCTTCTATGTAACAAAAATGATGTTGAGACAATTCATCATATTGTGAAATTTCAAAAGACTTTTCAAGAACCTTTGTGTTTCTTATATTTATCTTTGTATTGCGAAGAAGCTCTTTATAATTTTCCAAATTTGTTGTCACAAATCCACCCGTCGGTTGGGCTGTGGATTGTTTATTTCGTATGGTATACGTATTTCCATATACCGTACGCAGTTCGTTCTTGAATTCTGTACGCCCCGCACCCATGGAATTGAATAATTTAATTGACTTCTCTCTGTGATTGACCCTCGCGAGAGCGTAGTGTCCGTCACCACCCGGATATGTGTGTGCTATATGAAGATATTGGATACCTTTACGGTTCTTTGTGGATTTCGTCATGTTGGATGTTTTACGACACACAAACTTGAAGTCATAGTTGGATTCCTTTTTTATATCTTTCCCAATCTGTTCAAAGACTCCACGGCTTTGGAGAAGTTGTTTCGCGATTTCAGCAGCGTCTTCAATAGCCATGAGATGCCTCGCCGCGAGACTTGTGTTTATCTTACTCTCAATATAGTCGTTTTTGTCAATCTCAGCCGTCTCACCTTTTACCCTCAAAAGGCGATCGCGAACATCGCGATTTTTAATAAGTTTGATTGGAACGAGATCCATCTTATCCTACATATCATTGATATTTTTAAACCAATCGTATGTAAGGTTTTGTAATTATGTTAAAAGTAAAATTAATTACCAAACGCGACACCAGCCATACCATCCTTAATTCTAAGAATGTTATAGTTAACTGCATAGACGCGATGAAGCGCGTTACCACCACTTGGGCCGACGAGGGTCAATTTCGCGTTATCGATGCGGGAGAAGTTAAGAGTCCCAGTTGGTTGCATTTTGCTCATAGTGAGACAGAATGGCCATGTGAAGGTTGGGAGGTCATCAAGGACGTCGTCTGGAAGATCTGTGCAGTGCATTTCTGGAACCACGTTATGGTGGTACACGTTTGACGTTTCTTCGAAAAGGGCGACACCGTTAATGTAAAGTGAAGACTTTTGGAAAGTAAATTCAACATCCCAATTGTTGGCCGTGGCTAAACCCGACACCAAGTGAAGAGATTTCACTGGGTGGTTGAAGTAACTGAGATCGAGATCGGTATCCCCAGGGTTGGCTGGCTGATATTGAGTTTGTGTAATTAAAAGTTCATGTTCATTATCGGTGAAAAATTTGCGTTCATCGGTGTCCAAGTAAACGTAGTTCGCATAAACCTTTGGTGGTGTTGGTGGTGTAAATCCACCGTCGCGGCATTTCACACGGATTTCAACGTCGTGATATTGCAAGGCCACGAGTGGGAGAGCCTTTGTCCAATCTTCCCCAAAGAAAAATGGAATCATGTAGTAGTTTCCTGAATGATTTTGCTTTTTGACGTTTGTGGTTATGGCACAAGACGCCTTAGCGCTGTTGTCTCTTAAAAGAGGGTTGTGAACACCCTGGACGAAAAGAGAATCAAGTTCGCAAACTTTTTGACCCCCAATCCACAATTGGAAAGCGGTTGGCGTCGTGGACGAGGATGAAAAAAATCCAGTGGCGTTTGTACCGACGTTGGCAATATCGGTACTTTCGACCCACACGTAACTCAAGAGATCACCCTTGGAGCGAATGGGAATGATGACTTCATTTGAGTCGGCAAAGGTGCCGATATAGTCCATGCGTTCGGCTTTCATCGCAAAGTTTGTATGGCGTTTATAGTTTTGTCTGAAGAAGCTCACCTCTGGCTGACCAGTGATGTACACATCCTGGGCTCCTTTAGATACAAGGTCAATCAAAGCAGCTGACATTTTTACTAATATAGTATATTAAAATTTTCGTTCGATTATTACATAA